ACTATCTCCCCAAGGTTCTTCACCCCATTCAGATCTACCCCATCCTTGTAAAGATGAAGCAACAGGTTCACCTACAGAGGCAGTAGCTGAAACTCCTGTTAAAGTAAGGGTAAATCCACTTTCGCCCCAGTCTTCATAGCCCCATGTATCTGATCCCCAACCTTGTTCCGGGTATGCACTTAATTCTCCAAGAGAAGAAGTTAAACCTAAACCAGTTAAAGATACATCAACTTCGTTTTGATTTCCCCATTGATTATCACCCCATGAACGCATTCCATAAGAAGCAGCTGTTGGAGTATTTGCTTGACCTCCCATACTAGAGGTAGTGGTATCAAAATAATAAAGAGGATCAGGTGCAGCTGGTTGTTCTCCGCCAGCTGATACTTGAATTTGAAGATAAGCATCCGCATCTCCTGGAGTTCCTGAGGTATCAATTCCGGTTGTATAAATAGAACCACCTGAATGTGTACCATCACTTGTTGTTGAAAATCTAAAATTATAATCTTCGTTAGAACTATCAGAAAGGTCAAATTTATATAGACCGCCTTCTGCTAAATTTATAGTGGCTTGTTGAACGCTATCAATAAAATATTTACCCCCACTAACCGTGACGGTAAATGTTCTTATAAAGGCCATAAGGACTTACCTCCTTATGCTATCCGAATTATCGCTGTGGTTGCTGCTGCTGCTGGAAATTGAACTGTGAAAGTTCCGCTTGATACAGTTTTATCACCACCAAAAGCTACTGCACAAACTGATGCGTCTGTTGCATGTGAATCATTAAAAATTAAACATCCATTAGCTGTGAATGAAGCTGATGTCCAAGAGACATCTGCGAAATCACAAACTGCTGTTGATGAATCTAATGTTGGTGTAACACTTGTTAGAGCTTTTCCTTTAGCGGAATAAGAAGTTCCTGAAGTATTTGTAATTTCAGCCGTGCTTGAATAAGCCGTAGTCGATGCACTTAAAGTTGAAGAGCTCGTATATAAAGCTAAGTTAAAAGTATTTCCGGTTGTAGCAGTAAAATTATGTTCAGCCTCTAAAATTTCTTGTTTAAAGCTATTACAAATTGCCGATGTTATTGCCATAGTTATCTCCTAATTACTGATTCGCAGATTCAATTGGTATACGGATAGTACCATCTGTATAATCATCTCTTCTACGTCTCCCAATTTGCAAACTTGCAAACTTTTGTAGTTCAGTTTTATATTTATTTTCATATAATGTCAACATATCCATTGGACCTTTTAAATAACTATAAGCCTCCACCAGGGAAGCATAAAGTAGCCCTTGTGGGAAGTACTTACTTATGTAAGTTCCAGAAGTTTGTGTTTCTAATCCACTAGGTATTACATTTCCATGAATATTTATCAAATAATTAGCATCTGGTGTAGGAGCCATTATAATATTTCCTGATGTAGTTGAGGCAGTTCCAGTCGCTCCTCCAAACATAGCATAATATTTAGGTAATCCTGTAGTATCTTGACCTGTAGAGCCTCCTTCAGGTCCAGTTAATTCTCCCACATACTCACTTATAAAGGTTCTATCTCTTTTTTGAAGCCAATATGTTCGGCCTGTTCTAGAGGATGTAGAATTAAAAAGCTCAACTCCTCTTACAAAAACCATACCTGCAGGAACTCTAACAGTTTGAACATCTGCAGCTAGTGTTCCTTCATATTCAACTCTATCTGAATCCATAGGAACATCATAAAAAATTCTAAATTCTGCATTTTCAATAAACCTGGTTAGAAGAGCACCAGTAAAAACAGTACTGTCTACTTCAGTATAATTTCTAATGTCCGCTTCTAATGCTGAAAGTGTATATCCTGCCATAATTAATCTCTATCATTAACGGGTCCAATTGTACATTGAAAACCGCCTCCTGTTGCTGCACTTGTAGCATTAGAAACCAATTGCACTGTTAATGAATTATATTGAGTTTCTGTTCCTGGTGGACTTACAGGCTTATAGCTTGTTCCAACAGCTGTCGCTAAATAAGAACCAAATACCTTTGCTCCACTTGAATGTGATCCGGCTGTAGTACTTGGTGGTGTTAATCCTTTATAAGGTGCTGAACTACCTCTTGTACATCCTGTTAAATCATGAGTTGATTTTCCCGTATATTCTATAACTTCATTTTGATAAGTTCCAACAAGAAGTGGATTACTTGTATCACTTGAGGTTAATATTTTTCTAATCATAATATATCCGGATGTAGGAAATTCACTTGCATCAGTTAAAGTAACTGTAGTAGCTGAATCAGATATTGCTCCATTCAATGTAGTGGTTAATTCTAAAGTTGTTATTGCCACGCCTCCAACAGGTTGTTTAAGATCTCTAAATGTTACATAAGTTGTTCCTTCATTAAAATCATTACTTGGAAATGAAACACTTAAAGTTTGTGAAGCAGCAGTAGTTGTAAAAGGATTGTTTGGTAAAAGGTCTTCTACCGCAAATTCTACTCTAGCTGGTTTAGCATGTTGTAAAGCTTGCGCATCTGCTCCATGTGGTCTTGGATCTATTTGTGGTTGTTTAGGTTCATACTCAGAATTATGTACCCATGCACCAGTCCATTCTTGAACCATTTCTCTGTATGGAAATGCTGCTCCAGAACGATCTGAAATCATTAATGAATATCTGCCTCTAGAAAATTTTCCCATTATTCTTTACTTTTAAATTTTTTTTGACGAACTTTGTCATAAGTCTCAATATCCATAATATATTTATCACTCTTGACTTCACCTATTCCTTTTATTTTTATTTTATGGTCTTTAAATGCTTTAGGAAGTTTTCTATTTCTTCTTGTTCTAATAGAATCTAACAATTTATCTTTACGTTTTGTAATAATATTTTTAATAACTCCCATTCCTTTAGTTAATAATGTCATTATTTATCCTTTAGGTATCCTTTCATGTAAGTTAAATCATGAGGTATTTTTTTTATTAGTTTCTTATACTTCTTATGAGATTCTGATGCTCTGTGTTCTTTTAATCCTTTAGCTATCCCTTTTCTTATATTTGGATCTTTATCCATTCTTCCTCTAATTTTTTTTCCTGTTCCTTTTGTTCCTTTTGTAAGAATATTTTTAACAACTCCCATTCCTTTAGTTATAATAGTCATTATATATTTGGATAATAAGTTTTCGGTGTAATAAACGTACTCGCTGCTGATCCATCCTCCGCTAAAGCTCTTGCTAATTCATCTTCATATAACAATTTCATTTCTTGTGTTCTTTGTGGTGCATATTTTTGAGATAAATAAAAGGATAATCCAGCTACCATACAAGGGATAAATCTATAAGGAGCATCTACTGCGTTTGTATAAGCTCCAACATCTTGAACTCTTGCTACATAATAAATGCTAATATAATTATCTGCTGCTGTAGAATTTGCAGTTGGGTAAATTGTAATTGAAGTACGGTCCACGAATCTTTGAACCCAGAATTGGCTTGGTGTACTTTTAGTTAATTTATTTGAAAGAGCCGCATATGTATCACGACTAATTTTAGTTAAAGGTAAATCTGTTTGAGTAGTAGTATTATAATTAGTTCTATAAGAAGCTGTCATAATATCAGCTATCCCATAGATACCATTTGATGGTGCTGTAGTTGCACTTGTTCCGTCACCACTATCTCTATAAAATGCATATTCAGTAGTGCCTTCTGATAAATCAATATTAGTCTGAGCTATTTCCCAGAAATGAATTCCTCTATTTCCCCATTCTTGAAATAAAATATTTAAAGATCTTCTTGCACTATGCATCTGATGCCCTGCAGAACCAACTAAGCCGATTCGCTCATAAGCTTCAGAAATTATATCATCAATTGCAAGAGTCTTCCCAAATGTATAAGAGCCTGATGTTGTATTTGCCATCTATGTTCCTATCCATAGAATATAGTAACTTTAGCTACGCCACTTAAAGTTGCATATCCACTTGTTCTGCATAAAAGTCCATCACCTGGAATTGGAATGTATTGAGCCCAATTGTCTCCTGCAGTAGCAGCAGCGCCTTTAGGTGTATCAAAAACAGCAAGACTTGTGCCTGATGCACCACCATCTAAAATAGTGATTGATCCTGCAGTCGTATCGGCTACGTAATATATCCCTAAAATTCTACAAGGCCCTGCAAAAATTGCAAAAGAAGCAGCTCCTCTAGTAGCTTTTACAGTGCTTATATATGTTCCCATATTTTTCTCCTTAATCGTGAGCTCCCGAAGGAGCTCACATTATTTTATTTAGCTATTAACTCCAAGCAGCTGCGCCTGTATCTGCAGTATTACTTGTTGATAAGTCATAAGCAAAGTTCCAAATGCCTTTTTCAAAACAAGTAAAATACAGATAACAACCATGAGTTAAACTATTGGTTGCTGCATTCGCAGGTGTGTACGTTAATATAGTTTCATCTGCTGCAGATGTATCTATAGTTTGAACTGCTCCAGTGGCTCTACTTTCCACTTTTGAACCAGTTCTATAAACATCATCTCCTGCACATGTAAAAGTAAGTGTAGCTACTCCACCAGTTGAATCATCTGATTGAGCGTGAACTACTACAGTTCCAACTGTTGCTGCCGGTAATGTTACCGCTTGAGCAGCAGCTCCTGTATAGTTGTTAACAGTGATTACATTAGCCGTATAAGTTAATGGTGTCGCTGTTGCCACTACTGTTGCAGTTAAGCTAGTTAAATCAGGTTTCGTTCCTAGAAACCTTGATGTTATAACTCCTGTGCTAGCAGCTTTATTGATCTGTTGAAATCCTTTTTCGGATCTAACTGGACCGTTAAACGATGTGTTTGCCATAATATTCCTCCTAGAATATTTTAAATGTAGTCCCTAGGGAAGTCGACTATACGCGTCTACATTTAATATTTGTTATTAATTGTATAGTGAGTAATTTATATATTAGATTTAAGTAGAGCGCAAGAGGGTGTGTAAGAAATATACGATTTCAGCGATGTAGCGTTTATTTAAGTAGCCACAGAAACTTGGGGGGCATTATTGCTAACTTTATTTTCTCTATCAGCAATTTTAGATTCTTCGAGTTTGATCTCAGTAATAATACCTTTAATTGCATTATCAATTTCGACCATATCCAGAGTATATTTACCATTTTGTTCATACTCAGACTGCCACCTCAACTCCAAGGACCGTTTTGTATTGTATAGGTCTTGTAACATCCACAACCTCCTCATAGGTTATTCTGTTTAACGGGCTATACATTCCCGTGTCTTCCCAGACTATACTCTTTTCTCCTAGTTTGTCAAGGATTGATTTTTCAATAGATTCACGGCTATCGTCCGCTAAAACTTCAAATTTAGCGTGATAATCATAAGCCCATATCTGTACTAGGAATTTCTTCATTTTCTCACCGTATTTTGAAAATGTGGCGGAACTGTGTTCCGCCACATAATTAGTTTAGATTACGCACCTTCAACGCCGAAGATACCTCTATAGTCAGATGCGCCAAAAACGTATCTTTCTCTAGCTTTGTATCTTACGTTACCAGTATCGAAATCACCTTCCATTGAAGTTGTCAATGGAGTTCTTTCAAAGTGTTTCATACCGTTTGGAACGTCCGTAATAAGATACCATGAATCAGAATCATTTAAGAAATGGTTCACTCTATATCCTTGAGGAATCATGCCCATAGAGTTGATTGCATTGATATCATTATCTGCAGTCTGAGTTCTACCTTGAGATTTTAATAATCTCTCAGCTTGGAACTGATTAGCAGACGGAACTATCATCTTCACGCCTTTCGCAGCTATTTTTAAACCTCTTTCATCAGTCATTGCAGCAATGTCAATCAATGCTTGTTCTAATGAAGTTTCGTTTAAATCCGCTTGCGTAGATAAAGTGTTCGCACACGCACCATTAATTGTAGTATGGTTTGTTGAGAACAATGAAACAGCGTCGCCAGTTTTATAAGTAGCTACCGAAGGTAGACCATTATTTAATGGGACAGCCGCTTTAACTTGTTTAGCGTTTGACATAGATCTTGCTAGTGCTTTTGTATATCTAGAAGCTAGTCTATCGTAGAGATTATCTTCGATAGCTTCTTCAGTTATAGCGAAAGCAAGCGCGATCGTTTCCATAGTGTAACGTGCAGTGTAAGTCTCTTGCGCTTCATCGTATGAAATGCCTTGACCTTCTGCTTTTACATTTGCGTTAGCGAATCCAGATAACATTACTTCCTCTTCGAAAGCTCTGTCAGATGATTCGGTTACGTATACTTCGGCAGACTCATTGTCATACCGTTTGTACTCCAGCCCAAATAGTGCATTTAGGCCTGGTTCTAGTTCTTTAACTAGCTGTGCTCTTGATATTGCCATTTTCTATATGCTCCTATTATTGCCAAGTGACCCCAGCAGTACCAGTGTTTTGTAAGAATTGGTTAAGGTTGTGAGCAACGATAACTGAAGTATAAGCTGCAGTCATATCATTGTTCGACGGATCCCCAGCCGTTCTTAACAAACGCCATTGGTTAGCTGTGTGGGATATATTACCTACGTCTAATGTATTAGTACACTGTCCAGAAATTTCAGATCCTGTTGGAACAGCTGCTGAAAACGATACAGTCCGACCGTAGTTGGCCTGTGTAATCGCTGCAGATGCTGATCCCATGAAAAGTTGGAAAGGGTTATCTATTACAAAGCATGTAATATTTTCACTATTAGCTGGAGTAATAGGTTGGTTATACCAGTTCGCCCACGTCGGCTTCAAAGTTGTCGCCGCATTGTAGAAGATACCGTTAAACACTCCTATTGATAGATAGGTACGTGTACTTGAACCTTGAACAATGTATCCTGCTTTACTATAAACAGTACATCCTTGAAAAAGGTCGTCAGCATCCGCAGCTTCTATATAGTATTTGCCTTGGCCTTGAGTAGCTGGTGTTGAACCAATCGTACCCGTAGCAATCAAACCAAATCCTTTAGTGTTACTATTTGCCATAGTTATTACTCCTTTGTCTATAAAATATAGACGGGTTTATATTAATCGATAGTAGGGAATTGGTTGTTATCCCGAGAATAGTTAAAAAATTAACTTTTCTTTGTACCACCGAAGGTTACACGAGACTGTCGATCGATGTCGATCGGCATACTCTTATGTTGTTCCCTAAGCAAGTCGGTTTCAACAGCTTCATCTTGACCCTCAGTAAGTTTTTTCTGATAATCAACTCTTTGCTGCGCGAGTTCTTCAGGTATCCTAGCCAACAATAGGCCTCCTACTCCAATGATCCCAGCGTATTTACCTTCGGCAACTACAGGATAATCAGCATCAGAATATTCATCAGCTCTCACTAATTCATATCCTTCTCTAAGTCTTCCATAAATATTTTTACTATCTATGAATCCTACAGATTCTGCTCTTATCCATCTGTGCCTAAAACCGGCAGGCGCTGGTGGTGCATCCAGAGAGGATGGTGGCTTGTACTCTTTTGGACGTTCAGTTTTTGTCCGAGTCTCAGCCGCACGAGAAGTTATTTTTTTGTCTTTTGTCATATGCTTATGCTCCTTCCGTGAGTTTTAATTGTTTTGCATACTCTTCGAGTGGCACACCTAATTTTTTAGCTATTGCTACTTGAGATGATGTGAGTCTCATTTGTTTGCGACCAGTCTTTGCACTTCTATTCGCAGAAGCCACCGACTGTACGGGTCTAGTCGTTTGTCTGTCTCCACTATTATCAAATTTATGGGGGAAGTCAACTCTTATCCGCTTGTCAACTTCTACATAATATTCATTTGATTTAGGGTCATAACCTTCTTTTTCCACTAGATCTTTGTGAATTTCAAACGCAGTAAAAGTCATAGCTCGGTTAGTACCAAACCATTTATTTTTACCCGCCCAATCTTCAGCCATAGGATCAGCTTGAGGCAATGACTGTGGAGCTTGTTTCGGTAATTGTCCACCGTCAGATAACTGCACAGGTTTCTCTTCCTGTTCAGTTTGTCTTTGTTTTAGTTTAGCATTATCAAACGCAAGCTCTGCTATACGTTTGTTTGCTTCGACTTGAGCTGGTGCATCACCTGATTCAATGGCTCTTGCAAGATCTTTTTGCGCAGAATCCATTCCAGTTTTAACACTGTCTTCAAATCTTTTAGTATAATCAGCATCGACTTTTTGAAATCTCTCCTGATCAACTCTTCTTTTATTCTCTAAAGCTTGAGCATATTCGATAGCAGCGCCTTCTCTCCGTTCTGCTTCTCTCATCTTACGAGTAAGTTTAGCAATACGTGATTGAACACCTTTACTGTAATCCTCTAGTTTAGAGTCATCTTCTTTTTTCTCTATTTCTGGTTCTTCTTTTTCTGGTTCTTGTTCCGGGGCACTTGTTTCCTCTTTAGGCGCTTCTGTTTCAACAACAGATTCGTCTTTTGTTTCTTCAATATTTACATCTACTTCAGGTCCTGAAGTATCTATATCTACTGTTTTCTTGTCTTCTGGCATAGTTTTCTCCTTTTCTATGTTTAGTATTTATGCAAGATATCCTCTGGATTCTCGACTGTTGCTAAGACTTCATCGTCATTTAGCATTCTAACTTCCCCACCTTCAATATTGATTCGTGATCCTGAATAACGAGCAAAGACCACCCAATCACCAACCTTGCACCATGGACCTGTTGGATAACGTTCCTTATCCTGATAGCATTGCGGTCCCATCGCTAATACGTTTCCGCATTGTGATGCAACTTGTTGACGTTCTAATGTTGATTCATTTATAATAACTCCACCTTTAGTTTTCTCATTCATTTTAAATGGTAAAACTAAAAGTCTCCAACCTGTTGGTTGAGGTAATTTTGCTTTTTCGTTTGTAATTTCTTTTTGTTCTTCTGATTTTTTTAAGCCAACTAATTCTTTAGTTGGTGTGATTATCTTTGGGCTTTGCGCCGTTGATATTGATGACTGTGCCTTTTGACTCATTTTGCTCCTTATTGTCTAGCAGGTTAGAGAGTTCCTGTTTCACTGATTCCAGTGCATTAATTTGTCCTATTATATACTTGTAAGTTTCCATATTGTCAACCCCTCCGGATGTGACGGAGATTGCCAATTGCTGTATTCGATGATTAAGTGCTTTTCTTAACTTAAATATTACGTTTTCTAAATCAACCATATTATACTACACCAACTGCACTTAGACAGTTAGGGCAAGTCTTTCTAAATCTTGTATGAGTACCACAATGTGCAACTGCTTCTTTCTTTTCTTCTACAGGAGTTTCTTCCAAAACTACTGGTTCTTCTTTACTTCCAAACAGGAAGTTCCACAATTTTTTTAACAATTTCATTACTTGATTTGTATCCCTACTTTTTTTCCTTTAAGAACTGCACCACCTGATTTATAACCTCTGTTAAGCCCTTTAGACTTTGTACGTATCGGTTTTTGTTTAGTCATCTCAGAACTTTTTTTAGATCTTCCTGATCCTTGATCCACTTTAATTTCAGGACCATCTTTTATTCGAATTTTTTTTCCACCAAAAGTTGCATCCGGGTCAGTTACATAATCTTTCTTTTTCTTCTTTTTCCAACCTTCACCGCCTGTGCCAAGTGCGCCCTTTGAAGCAAGATCTTTGGTTCTTTTCCAGATGCCTTTTACTTTTTTCCAATTTTCCTGATCAGCCATAATTATCCTCTTTTCTTAGCTATTTTCTTACTTGATTTGTATCCCTACTTTTTTTCCTTTAAGAACTGCACCACCTGATTTATAACCTCTGTTCAATTCACCATGAACTCTGCTTATTTCAGCTCTTCTATTTCTGTTTGAAGGTTCAGCTTCTACACGGCCTAATTCTTCTAATAATCTTGTTCTTCCACCATGTTGAAAACCGGCTCTTCCGCCTTTTTTCATTTTACCAGAATAGTTAGTAAATAATTTACCTGTTTTTTTGTAATTTTTTTCTGCATCCCCACTTGTAATCCATTTATCCATTCTATCTTTACCTGCTCTCCAATTAGTTCCCGTAGTCCCTCTAGTAGAAAGACTAGCACCTTCTCCTGGTTTAAAAGTAACTCTCTTTTCTCCTCTTCCTGCAACTCTGTCTCCTTTTAATGGATGAACTGTATCTTTTGTAGATTCTATCATACCTTCAATTTTTGCACTTCTAAGTTTATCTTTTAAAGGTCTTTCTTTTTTCTTAATCCACCCAGTTTTTTCAGGCTTTTTAGTAATCCACTTTTTCTTTTTAGTAATCCAAGACTTAGATTTAGGTTTTCTTCCTGGTCCTTGATCCACTTTAATTGCACCCACACCACCTCTCTTCGACTTTATCTTTATAACCCGATCTTTGTGTGCCATAATTATCCTCTTTTCTTAGCTATTTTCTTAAATGTCATTGCTAACGCTTTAGCTCGTCCAGTGCAACCTTTTTTTGTAATAGGTGTACACTTGCCTTTAGTTCCACGTTTCTTAATTGATTTA